GATGTCGGGCGCATCGTGTGTTCGTCGAGGTTCCTATCGTCGATGGGCAGGTACAGATTGAACGTGGCCCCGCCGACACCCTCACGCGCCCACCAATAGGGCGGGCTCGGGTTAGGCATGACGTCCTGGATGCCATAGTTGTCCGCGGGCGCGGCTTCGTTTGACTCGTCCCAATACGCAGCCGATGTCGCTTGAACGATCGAGTTCGAGGTTGGCGATACGATCCACAGGTAAGCCGTACGGCCCGCGGTTAGCGTGTCGCTTGCGCGCTGGGTGGGGTAGACGGTCGAGAGGACGCCAGGGACGGCCCCCATGTCGGGGATAGAGCGGACGGCGCCTGAGTTGGGGCGCGTGCCCGAGAAACCAGCTTGCACGGCTCCGTAGATGATCAGATCGGTCTCGAGCTCAAGCGGCTCAAACCCCCGGCGCATGAAAGCGCGCGCACCGAGCCAGTCACTCTTTAGCGTGAGATCGTAGGCTGTGTTTTCGTGTGAGATCCCGGAGCGCTGGCGTGCACCCTCGTCCTCAATGACGAACAGCTCTGCCCCGCTCGCGCCTTCAATAATTATGCGGTTGTAATAGTGGTTATGGGTTGAGAGCTGTTCAAAGTCCGCGATATCTTCCGCGGGGATGTCGCGATCAATAGCGCGCTCACCGTCGAACCGCCGAAGTTCATAGGTCCCGTTTTCTGTGAATCGAATGGTTCCGTTCACAAGAAGCGCGAGTTCATCGAGGAGTTCCTTCGCCGGCTTTGCTTCTTTGAGCGCGTTAGCGATCCATGGGAGCATCCCGTCCGCGTTGTTTGACGGCATCGCGGTGGGGAAAAAGTCGGCTCTTGATACCGCCCAGTGAGAGATGTCCGCATACTGCGCATTGGTCTCGTCGAATGATGGCTCGTCGATCATCTCCGCGGTGATGCCGATAACTTCGAGGATCCGGCGCATCGCGGCGATCGGATGGATCCCCATCATTGTCGCGGTGAGCTTGTTATCGATTGCGAGTTCGAGAGGCTCACCGCATTGAACGGTGACCCCCGACTGGGAGATCATTACGTCGTGAATGAAGTAGGATCCGATTAGCACGAACTCCGCGAGGGCCGTGAACGTGTGCTTGCCGAGGTAGACGCGAACGGCGCGCCCCTTTAGTCGGCCGCGGAAAAGGAACTCAGGGAACACCGCGTCCTTCGCGAGGGTGATGTCGCAACTCCCGACGGACTCGGCGCGCGTGAGAGGGTCGATGCTCGATGCCACCGGCGCGACTCGACCGATCGCGTTGAATGCGGGTTGCCCACCGGGAGCCCCCCACTCGCCGAGCCACATCATGTCACCGTCGACGAACGCAAGCGACTTGGGAAGCGGAGGTGGCTCGGCCGTCGCAGCAAGCGACCCGCCCAGCACCACGAACCGAAGACGGGTCATGACGGGGTCGATTGGAGTCATCACGACAACGTAACCATCGACGTACGCGGTGGCGTATGCGGCGGTTTCGGCTTGCGTGTTGATTGCGTCAGCGAGGTTTTGCGCGGTGTCCTCGCGGTTCGCTCCGTTGACGAAATGGACACCCTCGGTGAAGTCGAACTGATCTTCCCAGGCGGCGGTGTTCAGATACACACGAACGGACCAACCCGACTCAGAAAAGAGAACGACCTCGAGCGAAGCGAACGGGCCTACGTCCATGACGACGAGGTGCATGACGCGCTCGCCCGTCTTGGTAAACGCGATGTCCTGCGCTTCGGTGAAGACTCTCATTTGAGGCGATCACTCCTGCGAGAAGTAGGGCGCGGACTCGATCAGTCTGATCGTGGTCTCGCGCTCGAAGGGACCGATGAGCGGCATCGAAAGCGACGGATCCGGGTAGACGACATACGCAAGCCCGCCCTTCGCCGCGGGTTGTGCAAAGAAAAGACTCGGCTTTGATCCGTGGTCACATTCGATCCACCAATTACGGAGCTGGGTCATTTGGTTGATCGAGTAGACGAGATCGGCAGAGGTGCCGCCGTGCGTGGAAAGCTCGAATATCCCGCGCCCCTGCGACTTCACGTAACGCGTGCGCTGGCCTCCGTCTGCGATGAAATCCACCACATCGGACTCGCTAGCGTAGGCGTCCCATGGTGTTCGCGGCTTGTAAGCGAGCTGGCGTCGGCGCCCAGCCCAGAACGCGCCAACGAATGGTCGAACCACGCCGAATGTTCCCGCTGTTTTGTAGATGCGAAAACGGAGATACGGGACGCTGTAGAGTCGCGCGTACTCTGTGCCGTCGTTCACAAGATTGAACGCGCCAATGCGCTCGTTTGAGGTGATGTCCGTGATCGTCGCGAGCGTGAAAGCGTTGCTCGTGAAGGCGAGGTTACTCGCGATCTCGATATCGACGTTGCAGCTCCCGATGGTCCCGAGGTTATGGTTGATGATCTCCGCGAAATCGAACCAGTGTGCAGCGTCTGCCCCGGCGTTTAGCGTGCAGGTGTAGTACACCTGAGTCTGCCCGTTGAGGCTCTCAGGGTAGGAGACTGTCGCGGGCTGTCGAATCGATGCCCACCATGGGGGGCTAAAGGCGTTGTCGCTGACGTCAGTGCCAGATCCGAGCAGCCACACGGCCGGCTCGGCAAAGTCCTCGAGTATGTTGCTGCCCGCGAGCGCGGGGACTTGCGCGTCCCACGCCGCGATCTCCCCAGCCGAGAGCGTCGATGCTTCCGCCCATGGCACCCGCCGAGGCTATGGAGACAGTTTTTACCGGGGCCCGCTGTGAGCGGGTGTGAGGCTTAGAGGTTCTTGATCCCAAGCTTTGCGTTGCGGTTGAGGTAGGGCGTAACGCTGTCGCGCAGTGTGCGCTGCATGTCCGCCGGCCCGCCGAACGTGTTGACGTTGATGGTCGTGGTACCGCCCGCTTGCGCGGTGACCTGCGGAGCGCGTTCGTTCCTGGCTTGGCGCTGCGTCTCTCCGGGCGAAAGGACGCGTTCGCCTGGACGCGCACGAACCATCACCGAGTCCTCGCCGCCGCGCCCCGTGCTCGGGACCGTGTAACCGGAGAATGCGCGCGGGATGGCTGCGTCCGGTCCAGAAGAGTTCATGCCACGGAAGTCCGCTTTCTCGTCCATCCCGTAAAGCGCGGTCTGGGCCGTCTGCGCGCGGAGCAACGCTTTGTTGCCCGGTCGTCCTGAGATCTCTGGCTTTTGGATAAGCCGCTCTTTCTCCGCGAACTGATATTGTTCAAGGAGATCCTCCTTTTTCATCTCGGCGACCTTGGTTGCTTCCTCGATCAGCGCCATCTTGCTCTCAAACGTATCGCCAGCGCGGCCAGCCCTCAATATGCGCGTTTGGCTCTCACTTGTCGCGGCGTACTTCCGCACGATCCTGGCCCCATACAACTGGTCGGCGAGCACTTGCGCGTCCCGTTTGCGCTCTTGGTCCTGTTTTTTTATGTTGGCCATCCATCCGAAGTAGCCAATCGGCCCCAGCAAGGCCAACCCGGCGACGGTGCCCCCCACCGAATAGCCCCGGATTGCACCGCCTGACGCATACGCGGGGCGCGACGGACCGCTTGCGCCTTTGCGCGGAGGCGTCCCGCCACGAATGCCGTCGACCACACCTTGCGGGACCTGGCCCGTGCGTTTGACTTCATCCGTCGCCCACGTGGGCATGACATATTCCCCGTGCATCGCTTTGATTAGCACGGAGTCTTTACCGCGCACTCCGCCACTGACAGCGCCACCACTCGCGAACCCTTGCGTCATCGCCATGACGGCACCCGAGCCCGCCACGGCTGCGTTAGCGGCGACTCCTGCCTGCCCAGCCGCGGCTGTCGCAGCCATCTCGATGCCTTTGCCGATCACAATGTTTGCCGCCATCTCGAGCGCCATTTTTCCGAGGCCCGCGAAGAGCGAACCAATAGCGTCACCCCACGTCTTTGTCTTGCCATCGATCTCTGTACCGATCCCCGAGAACGCTTCGCTTGCGATCCCGTGGATGTCGTCGAAGGCCGCTTTGAACTTGACCTCCATCTCGTCTGTGGTCTTCTTGGTCTCAGCGCTGCGTTTCGTTTCTAGGTCCTCGCCCATCTTGTCGTCGTCTTGCTTTTTCTTATCGAGCGCAATCCGATTTTCTTGTACGTCCTCGCCGTATCGCTTGAGCTTCTCGTCTGCCTCATTGGCGAGTTCTGTTTTGCGGCTCGACCACTTCTCGGATTCTTTCGCGGCTTTCTCGTCAAGGCGCTTTACCGCCTCGTCCATTTTTTGGTTGAGTGCATCTTGCGCTTTCACGAGATCCGTGGTGGCTGACGTCGCGCGCTGTGCGCCGCTTGTGTATTCATACCCGAACTTGCGCGCGAGTTCCGCGCCCTCAGTGAGGAGTCCGTGCATCTTCTCGATGCCGCTCTCGTTTCGTTTCTGGTCGCTCATCGCCTGCGCCGCGGCGCCTTCGGATGCTTCCATGAACTTCTCCAGGTCTTTGAGGCGTTGCGTTAGCTCCGGTCCCTCCATCGTCTTTAGAGATATCAACATTTGAATTCTTGCTAAAGCGGCTGCGCCCTCGTGCCACAGCATCACAAGACCCGAGAACGACTTGGTCGCCATTTTGGCTGAGACCGCGAGCACCGTGCCAAGCTTGACAGATAGGCTGACAACGAAGTCGATGATCCCCGTCTGAAGCGCCCTCTCGTTTGTGGCGATCCACTGATCGATACCGCTCGAGGCCTCCGTCCACGCCCTCGCCATGCCTGCGATCAACGGGACGAGCAGGTCACCCATGCGCGCGAGCGATGTGTCGGCGGCCTTGCCGAAGTCGGTGAGCGCTTTCTTAGCAGGGTCCCATGCGTGTCGGAACTCGAGCGCCTTCCGGAAGGACGCGCCGATGGTTTGATTGAGCGCGCGGAAGACTTTCTTGGCAATCTCGAGCCCCGCGTTGAGCGGCGCGAACGCTCCGAGCATCGACTTCCCGAAGGACTTGAACTCCTTCGCAGCCTTGTTCGCCATCCGCTCGATAGATACGCCGACCTTCTTGATCGTCGGCGTTGCCTTGTCTTTGGCTTCAACGGTGATGCCGACTTTGCCTTTGCGCGCCATGGAGCTCCCTTTACTTTGCGTTGCGGTTACGTTCGGTTTCGGACTTCTTGCGCTCCTCGTACTCTATTTCGGCAAGCGTCTCGTCCACGATCTGGATCGCCTCGAAAACATATGCGGGCTGAACCATCGGATCTGTCCCGCCAAAAGGGAGCACGTTGAGGCGCTTGTAGTTTGAGTATATGGCGATCGCCGCGTTCGCGTTGCTGTCGATCTGCGACCACGGACAGCGTCTCAGCTTCCGGTTCCACGAAAGATAAAAGCCGCCGTTGGTTTCGTCGTCGCAGTTTCTGGCCTCGCGTCTTAGGTGCTCGTCGAGATCGGGCTCTGACCGCTCTTCTCGTCCACAGCGCTCACAGCCCCATCCTTGGACGGCGTCACCGCCGAGGACGCTTGTCCGGACTGCGAGCGCAATGCTTCCGGGAGGCCACGTCTCAGGTGACTACAGTCTTTGATGGCCTCAACGATATCGTCGATGATCTTCGACTCGGTATCGTCGCCGTGCTCCATGATTGCGTCAAAGAGCTGGGCGCCCGTCTTGGGTTCGATCACGACGCCAGTCTTCCGATGGGTGATCGTGTAATTGCGTACCCACTTCACCTTTGCGACGAAGAGATCGCGGACCTTGCGCTGCGCGCGTGCGATATAATTGTTCGAGCGGCCTGACATGTCGGCCAAGCCTCGTTCGACCGCGGCCATCTCGGTGGCTGTCGCGGGCTCGATGCCGACCGCGAAGGGATCGGGGTCGTCTCGGTTGGTTTCTACGTCGGGGATGTATTCCTCGACCTCACGTGTTTTGGTGTTTGCGTTTCTCGCCATACAGCGACGAGGCTACGGTCCACGTTTTTACGGGCTTAAATGCCCGGCGCCTAACTAGTGGGAGCGGTGGCGAGCTTGTAGTGAATGTCTACCCGCACCGCGCCGGCCGTGAAGTCTCCGCCGTTGGCGGTGAATCGCAACAGGGTCGGCGCCGCGTAGGCGCGCGGATCAGCCGTAACCGAAACGGTGCCCGCGGTGACCGCGAGATCATCCCCGTAACGGCTGGTTGTTCCCGCGATGCCGAGATCGAAGGACGTGGCTCCCGTGATTAGCGTGGTTACGCGCAAGGCCACATGAGAAACCACAGCCCCTGCGGGGATACCGATCACGGTGTCGCTTGTGGCTGCCGCGGCGAGCGTGTGAATCTCTGTGAGAAAGCCGTCAACCATGGTCGATCCGTTTGCGCCCGTGGTCATGGTGGCGACGCCAGTGTCTCCGATCGCAAGGTTTGACGCCTGAATCAGCTTACCGGTGGTTGTGTCGTATCGGGGGACGTTGTTGTCCGCGCTCGAAGCCGGGCCGACCACATCGCCGGGGCCGTCGGCGTCGATGTCGGGCTCGCTTATCACGCGCCACCGCGATGCCGTGGCGTCGTACATGAGCATAGCGCCTGCGCCGTGACGAACTACCACGTCGCTGGCACCGCCGCCGACCACACGGTTTGCAGCCAGGCTGGATCCCGATTGATGCGAGAGTGTCAGCTTGTTGGTTGTACCGACGTTGAGAAGATACAAGACCCGGCCCTCTGCGCCCCCGTCGATGCCGGTGAGGGTGCGATCAGCGAGACCGCCGTCGATGCGTAGCACCGTCTCGTCGCTTAGGGCGTAGTTGTTGACGTCGCCCGAGAGCGCCGCCGGTGAGGACGCAAGCGTGAAATGCAAGGGCCCACCGAGGCGAACCGGGAGGGTGTTGGTTTTGACGTTTGCCATGGTTCGGGTGCCTCGGGTTGTGCGTGGTTTGGCTCGGGCTAACTCGCGATCAAGTCCAAGACATCGAGAACTCGTTTGCGCCGGCCCCGCTGCCCTTGGCAAAGAACGGCAAGGTGATCATGCAATCGTCTTCGTTGTGCTCGAACTTAGCGTTGCGGATCTGCGCGTAGGGCACGCTCAGCACGAAGCGGTTGCCCGCGGTGCTACCGCATGTGATCACGAAAGCGCGCGCGGTTTGGTGGGCGTTGTGGAACTTGCCGAGGTGGACAAGCTGGTCACGGTTCGCACGAATCGTGACCGATCCTTGGATGTCGCGCCTGGCGTAGGACACATCATGTGGAGTGTCTTCGCCGGCCTGATCGTCGTGCGGCTTGCTATTGTTTTTCGCGGTGATCTCAAACTGCGTCACGAACGTCGTCGTGCCATCGATCGTCAGCGTGCAGTTGATGTGGCTTACCGGGGTCGTCGTGAGGTAGGTAGGCGTCGGGACAAACGGGATGACCGCCGATGCGTCGTCGGCGCTGATCGCTTCGTCGAGCACAAACGAAACATCCGCCGCGTTTGTCTTGCCGGAGACCAAGAGCCCGTTGGTTCCGTCTTCGGCGCCGATCTGGATGATCGACCCACTGGAGATGTTCGCGCTGGTAGCCGCGGTTACAACCGCCGTTGTCGATGCTGAGATCAGATCCTCAAGTACCGCGTAGCCCGTATGGACGAGGTCTTTCGCGGTTCCATCGAACGAGATCATCGGGACGGAGGTCCCGGAATAGGCGACCTTTATTTGCTCAGTGGTTGCGCCGATACAGATCTGCGAAAAGATCCCGTTGTATTCGCGAGTCAAGGACAGCGAGGCGCGCGCGCTTTGCGATTCGGTGATCGTGTAAACAACCGATACGCCAGCGCTGATGGTCTGGACACCGAACCAGTTCCGCAAAAGCGCGTGACACGCTGGACTGTCGCCCGCAGCGCCGCCCGGGTAGGCATACGCCTCGACACTCCAAGATGTTGCTTTGCGGCCCTGGATGCTGTCGAGGGTGGATCCCGTCTGACTCGAGTCGTGGACGTCGGTGTCCTCGACCTGTTGATCCATGTTCGACCCCTGGACCCGCATCGCTGAAGCGCTCGTGGCCTTGGTCTGCGCCCCATAGGACGCTTCGGCGATCGCGTAGAACCGTTGGTTTCTTCCGAGGGGTGTCGTCTCGAGGAGCGCCATGCGTCGAGGCTAAGGAGACAGTTTTTACCGGGCCCGCTGTGAGCGGGTGTGCGTTAGACGGGGGACGCGTCGCGCAAGCGAAGGAACGAGATCTCGAACATCATCACCAGACTTCCGTACCCGCCCCGGCTGTCTGGCGCCGCCGCGTCGGCGATGTCATCAACGGAGCTGTTCCATATCGTGTCGATGGCGTTCGGGGTAGTGCCGTTGAGCCCGCGCTGACCGTCGAGGTACATCGCCGCGATGATGTCGTCTTCGAGCGCCGTGATTGCGTCAGAGACCTCCTTCGGCGTTTCCTCGTTGATGTGCGCGCCAATCGTCAGGCGCATCGTACAGCGCAGCACCCCGTCGCCGTGGTCCGGTGGGGTCCTCGAGGTCTCGGTGACTGCGAACCCGATCCATGGGAGTTCATCCACCCCGAGCTCGGCCCATGTCTTCACGACGCGCTCAACGTACCGAACATCTGTGCGATAACCGTTGTTCGTGGTGATCGACTGTAGAGTCTCCTCGATATTGTCGAGGATGAGCGCGCGCGTGACCGCCATGGGGCGATGCTCGTACGCGCGTTTTTACCGGGGCGGGTCTAGGCAAACTCCTTGGTGAGGTTCGCAACGGCTGCGTCCATGATCTTCACGATGCCGGGTTCTGCTGCTTGCGCGGCCAGCTCGATATAGTGACGTGCGGTCACCTTCTGCGACTTTTTGAGGATGAACATGAACTCGAGACCATCGGGCCCGAACATGCCCTTCCGCTGCTTTTTCTCGCGGACAAGGAACGCCTTCCCGTTGGCCTTGAGGAGGAACAGCTCACCCTTTGCGAAGTGACGCGGCCACTTTCCGATCGCCTTTTTTCCGAGCGGGATCGCGAGCGCGCCTGACTTGTTTTTCGGGCGAATGACACCGCCCTCGTCGAGGATGCGCGCGTACACAAGATCGGAGATGGCCCCGGCGCCTACCACGAGGTCTTCGCGCCCGAGGAATGTTGCCCGGAACGAACGCGCGAGCTCCCCCGTGCTACCGCGCCCGCTTGCGTTCGTCGCCTTCGTCGCCGCCTTCATCCATTGGATGCTGCGTTTGATGACGGCCTCGGCGTGCTGCGCGGACCGTAGAACGGCCTTGGCGAGTTCGTCGGGCAATCCGGCGGTAACTCGACCGAGCGCTCCCCTTGCCGCAGCGTAATCGATCTCGATGCCGACGGTAGGCATAGGTTACGCCCCCGGGTTGTCGTCGCCGCCGATTGTGAACGCGGGCTGAACGAAGTCCGCGTCATCGCGTTGCGTTATGTTTGCGGCATCAGACACACCGCCCACGAATATCGCGCCCCCTGTACCGATGCCGCCGAGTGTTGATCGCGCCTCTTCTTGGAGGAGCACAATCAAGTCTTTGTACTGGGTGACAAGCTGAGACCGTGACGAAGAGAACCCGACCGCGCTACGGTCGATGTCTCGTGCCTTCAATGCAATGATCCGTTTACAGCACTCGATCGACGCGGTGAGCACGTCCGGATACCGGACGAGGATCGCGGCGATCGTTTCGTTTTCAAGAAGCTTGCCCTTTTCGAGCGCGTCCCCGACCCGGCCTCGCACCTGATCAAGGGACGTTGCTTCGGACGGATCGTAGGAGAAGCTCACTTGCCCTTCGGTTTGTGGCTTTGCGCAGCCGGCGCTTTCAGGCCGGAAAATCCAGCCCCGGACACGGGCGACTCAACAGGCTGAGAGGGCGAGATCTCCTTACCCGGTGCGCCGCCCGGTCCGAGATTTGGTGTTGATTCGTCCTTCGCCGCTGGCACCGCAACGGGTTCGTCCGCGACAGTGACCGGTTCCGGCTTCACCGGTGGATCAGCCCTCGGAGTCGGAGGTGACTGAGGAAGCGACGGGATGAACACAAGGCGCTGGCTCGCAAGGAGCGCGTGTGTCTTGCTCCAATCGAACGCCTCGGGGACCGGCGAACCGATCGGACGGATATCGTCGCCCGTAACTTGGAGCGCCCGTTTGTTCACGTAGAACATTCCGGTGCCCTTCTGTGGCATGAATCTACCCATTTGAATTACTCCTTCGATTCGAGATCGAACTTCTCGCCTAAAGTTCGCTCGAAACTAGGTGAGCAGGTTTGAAAAATACATGCCGCAATCGCTGGAAACGATCTTCTGATCAAAGTTCATTTCCGCGCGGTAGATGTCAGACCGAGTCTGCTCTTCGCGGTATTGGCTAACCGCCGCTGCACCGTTCTTGACGAAGTCGAACTCCGACCAAGAGAAGGTGTAAACGGCGCTCGGCTCATCGAGCTGAGGCGAGGGTGCGACGTACGCGAGAAGCGCACGGTCATCCAGCATGAAGCCCATCGAAGCAGCGGCGCCTTCGACCGCGGAGTTATACACTGCGCGGAGGACAACGATCTCTCCAGGGTTGCCTTCGGAGCCGATACCGCAAAGCGCGGCAACGGCCTTCAAGTCAATCGGCCCGTCGTTGGTGTGCTTGTGGCGGTCGATGATGTCCGGGTCGTTCATCATAACGCGCTCGACCGAGGGCGGGACCATGAGACGATTGGGGCGGTAGCCCGTCGCCGCTTCGATCTCGTCGCAGTTTGACCAGATCGTGTTGATGATGTCCGCGCTCGCGTTATCCCAAAACACGTGCGACGTGCTCGAAACCGTGGACGCATGGCCCGTAACATCCTTCAGCCAGGTCGAAGCCTTGATGAAGTTTGTAACGAAGAGACGCTCACGGTGGATGAGAAGCGACTGTGTCAACTTCTCGACCGCGTGCCGATCCGCGCCAAGCGGTGAGTCATAGTTTGCGCGGATCTCGTCCGGCATCTTGTACTCGGCCGCATACATCTTGCACGAATAGTTATCCGTGCTGATGCCAGCGGATAGACGCGCATAGCCCGCGCCGGGGGCGCGAAGCTCTGCGTCGTCGCGCAAGAAGTCAGCCTTCGAATACTTGAAATATGTATTCGATTGCTTGTTTACCGGGACGTTAGGCGACACCTTGTCGCACACGAACTTCTCGGGTCTGTTTCGGAACATCACCGAGAGGTTCGACAGGGGTTGGGATACGTGGACATCGCTGAGATTCGGAGGCGCCATCTGTTATGTTTCCTTTCCGGCCTAGTCTTGAAGGACGGTGATGTATAAAGTTCCGGCGCCTTCCGAGAAGGCCGTAACGGAGCTGGCCTCAACGCTGATCGCGCTGGCGGCCGTGAATGAGTTGAGCGCGGAAACCGCCGTGCCCTGGATGACCACGCCGAGCGGGGTCGAGTTCGCTGAGGTCAAAGCGATCACGCCACCCGTGAGGTCGGTGGTTCCGATCTCGAGGTTAAGCGTTGCGGCTTTGCCGCCCGTGGTGACCGCGGTGGTGACCACAAACTGAGTCTTGATGATCTTGCCCGCGAAACCGGGGACGATGCTTGTCGCAACGTCCGCCGCAGTAACACCGACAAGCGTAATCGGAAGCGCGATAACCATCGCGGCCCGGTTCTGAGGCGAACCGAAGAGGCGAACCGAGATCGTCTCGTCCACCGCGCCGGCCTCGAGCGCCTCACCCATCACCCAGCCGGGAGTGAGCGCCGCGTTGACGCATCGCCCGGCGGAATCGGAGACCAAGAGATCGCCGATGTCTACGGTACCGCCCGCTTTCCAGGGTGCGATACCGCGACACTGCACGAGCGCCGCTGCGCCGCTTGCGGTGGCAAGGGACAGAATGCCGGAAGCGCGCTGTCCGGCCGCCGAGCAAAGTGTAACCGTCTTGGCTGCGGCGGTGACTACCACTGCGCAGTTTTGGTTTGTGCTGTAGTCCGCTGCGGCCGTGAAGCCGCCGAACGCAAAGTCGTCTTGTTGGTAAGCCATCGAACTTTTCTCCTTCGGCCCTTAGCGATTGCGAAGCTGTGAGTAGAGCTCAGGCCGGAGCTCGTAGGCTTTCATGGTGGCTGCGATGTCAGTGAGCGACGGGTCCTTCTCGCGGAGGGCCTTGCTCACGGATTCGAGCTGAGATTGTGGCGAAGCTTCGCCGTCACCGGCGCGTCCGAACTCCTTGAAAAGGTCGCTTTTCTTGAGCGCGGCTTCGACCGCACCGAAGTGCTGATCAAGCTTCTTTGCGAGGTCGGTGGAGAGCGCTTCGCCCTTGCTGACACTCTTGAAGATCGCAGCAAGATCCTTGGTCTCGAGACCGAGGGCGCCGTGTGCGAGCTTGGCCGCCTTGGCGACACACTCGCGATCGAGTTCCGCGTCGCGCATCTTCGCAACTTCTTGTCGGGCCTCGTCGGCTTGCTTCTTGGCGATGACAACCGCTTGGCGATCGGCGTCGAGCTGCTTACGGAGAGATGCGGGAAGGCTTTTCAGCACGTCCTCTTCCTTCTCTTCCTTCTCTTCCTTCTCTTCGGGTTTCGGTTCGTCCGCTTTCATGGCGGGCTCCGCGTTCTTCGCCGCAAGCTCGGCCATCGCGGCTTCGACTACGGTTCGCTGTTCCTCAGGGAGTGCCTCGAGGACTTCTTGCAAGGTCATATCTGCTCCTTCGGTCTTCTCGACCTGGGTGGTTTGTTGCGGCTCTCGCCGCTTGAAAAGTGTAATTCGCGCGCCGATGGCTGCGCCCTTGTCGACGAAATCGACCTTGCTGATACGGAGCCCGCGCAAGCTTGTTGGCATCAGCCGTCCACCTTCGTCTCGTCTCGGAACGCTGATCCCTCAAGGGACAGTTCTCGGACCTCGCCGGACTTCAGCCGCTTCCAAACGTCCTCGCTGTGGACCTTATATCCGACGTGCCAGAACGTTGGGCCCGGTCCGAATCCGTACGCCTCGCGCTTGGCCTTGGTGACGACGAACGATTCGACGAGCGTTCCGACGCCCGAGCTTTCGTGCATCAGTCCGGCATCGCCAGAGGTAAGGACGTAATCGTAGGCCGCCCGCTCAAGCTCAGCGACCGAGATGATATCGCCCTGATGATCGATGATAGGTCGGCCGTCCGCATCTTCGACGGTGGCGACAACGCCGAACGCGAGGTGCTGATCTTCGTCGAGCTTTGCGATGGGGACCCGGAGCGAAAAAGCTCCGTCCGATCCCTTGGCGTCGACAGTCACGAGCCCGACGGTAGAGAGCGACTTTTTACAACGCGCTACGTGTGGGGCGCGGTGAGTATCAGAACAGGGTCCATGTCTTGCGATGGATGATCGCATACAGGTTCTGTCGCGACGTCCGAAAGAGCACGCAAAGCACGGATCGCGGCACGCCTCGGCGGGCGAGCGATCGAATCTCGTGCACCTCGTCGTCGGTCAGGCGTCCATGCCTTGGGCGCCGCGACTCCTCGGCTTTTGTTTTGGGTAGCCCCTCGAGGAATTGGGGGTCGGGCGCGAACGGGTTCGGTGCGAGCGCTAGCTTTGACCGTGCCTTGGTTCTGTTCGGATGATGGCGATGCGGCACCCTGGAGCCTCGTTCGCTGCGCGCTTGCTGGCGCCAGGATCGGCGAGTGAGGACATCCGCAAGGATCGCGCTCATTTGTTGCGGCTGTGTAGCGCCGAGTGACATGGCCGGCAAAGCCAGATCACATCTAGAGGCTTGTCGTAATCCTCATGGTGCGCCTCTGAATTACTATCACCACACTCAGAGCAAGGCTCCTTTACCAGATCCCCACGATCACGCGCGTTCTGCACGGTGGCGTGTGCATCTTGATGCCTCTGGGATTGTCCGTCTCGGAGCTTGGCGACTGTGGTCGGAACAAAACCACGGCCAACCGATCCCATAACGCGCTCGGCTCGGGCCAAGTCCATGTTGAAAAATTCCACAAGCATGCTTACGCCAGTATCTCGAGGCAACTCGCCAGCCGCAACGCCTGTAACTATCCCCTGCGCAGCCGTAACTTGAGCGCCATTGAGCGCTGTGTCCGCGGCCTTCGTCTCGGGCTCGTCGGCCTTCGTCTCGGGCTCGTCGGGCTCAATGCGCTCGCGTTCCGGCTCGATGCTTTCTTCGATCGGCGCAAGTTCGACCAATTCACGACGTGCGATCGGTGTGGCTGGGGCGCCGTCGTCGATTGTCTTCGCCTGTGGGAGGTCGGCGATCTCAAGGAGATGTTTGTCGAGTTCTTCGCTCGGCATCAAATGGCCCGCGCCGGTCAGCGTCGAGACGTAGGATGCGACATCGACAAGGTTCACCTTCTCGACGTCGCCGTGCTCAAGCGTGGGCGTGAGCTCTTGCGGCACGCCGTTCAGCTTCATGAGCAACGGGATCTCGGTGCGGTTGTAGACCTCGCAGATCATGTCTAGGATTGCGCCGAGACCGAGTGAGAACAGTTCCGTCTTATCGGACGAGAGGGCGAAGGATCCGACCTTGTCTGTGCCGAGGAGAAGAAACTCACACAAGAATGCGATGAGCATCCTGCTCTCGTAGCGTCGGATGATCGCGTCAACATCGACGGGGCGACGTCCGCCCGAATTGACGAGACCGAACTTGTATCCGGTCGGGTTCCCTTTGGAGTCGAGCTCGGAGGGGCGGACAAGTCCTTCGTATTCGCCGCGACGAATGCGGGGAACCATTTGTTCGAAGTGTGCGCGCATCGCCTTCTGCCCGTCTGATGCTCCCGGCATGAAGCACTCGAGCGGGATTTGCATGTCGGGCAGACCGGCGAGATCGCGCTCTACACCGATCGCTTCGACTTCTCGGATACGCTTGGCGAAATAATATGGGACGTATGCGGCGCGGAAAAGCGAGCGCCCCTCTGGTGAGTCCTTGCTCGATCTCACGCGGAAGACAGCGAGCTTGCTCCAGGGGATGATGCGTTCACGGAAATCGGGAGCCGGCATCTGACGCATCGCGGTTACGCGGGCTGTCGTCTCGTCGTAAACCCACGGCTCATACGACAGCGAGTCCATCGAACGCGGGGCCATCTTCGCCCAGCCGATCAAGCCGTCGTTGTGTTTGGAGTCGAACTCGGGGTGATCCGATTCGCCGTGCCTGATCTTGTGGACGCGCTCGAAATACGAGGCGCCGTAGACCACACACTGGAGAATCTCGCTGATGTGCTCGGACCAGGTGAACGCCATATCGTGGCGACATGTGTCGACGAACTCAGCCCACTTGTGCGCCTCGGTGCTTTGGTTTGCCGGCTCAACCTTCCATGGTGCGCGACGCGTGAGCATCTCCATGGCGAGCATTGCGCCGCCAAGCACGGGCTCATTGGTCGCCATCTCGCGCGCGGTCTTAATCCATTTCTGGCCCGCGAGTTTGGGGTTGAACTCCTCCTGGAGCATCCCGCCCATGCGGCGGAGTCCGGAGCGTCCTATCTCGGCGAAGTCGGGAACCGCTTGCTGGGCGGGCTCGGGTGGCGGCGGAAAGGGAGAGACACTGCCACCCGAAGCCACGCGAGAGTGACGCTATGGTCGGGGTGCGGAAGAGAAAATCCCGGGTTTGTTTCGGTCGAGCCGGCTTGGCTTGATCGCGTCTAAGTTCGTTGCCGATCAGGGATGTCGTCTACATCGGAAAAGAGCGCTACCACTGTGCATCGACAGTTGATCGTCTCCCCAATCGGCCCGGTGAACTCTGCCGGGTGACGCATCTTCACGCCGCTCGGGAGGGTGAACATCTCTCCGAGCCGGATACGAACGCCGTTCATCGCGTCGTGTCGGCGGCTCCCTGATCGACCGTCACTGTACGAGACCCACTCGAGGCCCTCGGCACCCGTCGCTTCGTAGCCGGCGAATATTCCAGCGTTCTGCGCCTGCGCGAGCTCGGTCCGCGCAATGACGCCGGCCCGAGCAAACGAGAAGACGAAGTCCCTGTCGCCTTCTTTGGCG